TCATAGGAAAGTAACATTATTTCCTGCAGAAATCATTTCCATTTCCCTTCTCCTCTGTTCTTCGGTTTGATAATTAAAGAGAACCAATTCCTTTCGTGCATGTTGATCTTTCATATAATCACCAACGGATCGCATGGTGTAAGTATGATCAAACTCAGCACTTTGCCAGTTTTTGAATCTATCTTTCACAAGTTGATCTGCATTGTAACTAATCAAAGTATCATAAGGAATATTTTGAATTAGATTAGAAAAGTGATCATGATCAAATGACTTGTGCATACCACCGTTCTTCCCATAGAGATTATCTTTGATATCGTATGGAGGATCAAGATAGATAAAGGTACTTTCATTCAAATTGATTGGATTATTTTCTGTACCTCTAAGCACCTTCTCATACTCCCAGGGTAAGATAGTCCAATTTTTAATTAGTTTGGAATACTCAGGAAGTTTTTCGATACCCCTTTGAGAGAAATTACTTTCAGATGCTTGCTTGCTGAATGAAGATGATTCCGTAAGACCAGAAAAACTACACTTATTCAAAACATAGAAAGCAGCTGCTCTCTGCCCATAGGTAGAATCATCGTCATAAAGACGGTCTTTACAATCATCAAATAATTCTTTTGCTTTATCTGGTGTATTATAATCGTGCTTATAATTGAGAAGAAGGTTGGTCAACTCCTCTGGATATTTTTGAAGGGCAACCCAAAAATTAATAAGTGGTTGATACTTATCAGAGACCTGTACGTTGATATCAGGATATCTCTTTGTCACTTCAAGAGCAACTGAACCACCACCAATAAAGGGTTCAGAATAGTTGCTGTACTTACTCAGATCAGGAAAGAACTGAAAAAGTTTGTTGAGGGCTTTACTCTTGCCCCCTGGATATCTCAAAGGTGTTTTTAGGGATTTCATAATCGGGATGGTTATACTTCAAATATTCCCAGAAGGTCATTTTCATTTCCTTCTGTGTCATACCACAGTGTTCTGCTGCAGCGGGGAGGTTCATTGTAGCATGAAATAGTGCTTCATGTGCCTCTTTTACATTCTCGGGTGTAGTCTTATTCGTCATTTGAATTCACACTCCACCATAATTTCTGTCAGACAGGCAAGCATATTTATTTCTTGATCTGCAACAAAAGCGACTTGATACTGGTACTTAGCAATAACAAGAACAGCGGCAGCAATAGAAGGACCTGTAAGGGCTTGGTAAAGAGCGTCATACACACGCCGAAGAAGAACACCAGGATCATTGTCCAAGTTATTAACGACCCACTTTCGTACCTCAGGGAAGTTTTTATCTTTGAGATTCTTGATAAGATCATTGGTGCTAACGTCAGAGAATGTAGTGAGAATGCCAGTATCAATCTTTCCACTGACTGCATATCGTTGGCACTCATTCAGAACACGACGCCAGTCAGGGAAATGTTTATTAATTAGTTCTACAAGAACTTTTTGATCATATTCAACATTCTCTGTCTCAAGTACAGTCCTGAGACGGTTGAAGAATTTTTGGGCGATTGCTGGTCGCTTTGATGCTGGTAGTCCAAAATCAATAACGGCACATCGCGAGTGCAGGGGTTCAATGATTTTATTTTTGTAATTGCAGGTGAAGATGAATCTGCAGTTTCCAGCAAACTCCTCAATAGAAGCCCGTAGGAGGAGTTGTACGTCGTGGGTCGTGTTATCTGCCTCATCAATGATGATGACTTTGTGTTTAGCAGACGATGTAAGTGAGAGGGTCGAAGCGAAGTTCTTCGCATTGTTTCTGACAGTATCGAGGAATCTACCCTCGTCGGATCCGTTGATGACATAGTAATCTGCTCCAAGTTCATTACAAAGTGCTTTAGCAACCGTGGTCTTGCCAACACCAGCAGGACCAGAAAGCAAGAGATTAGGGATCTCTCCCTTCTGTGCAAATTCTAGAAAAGTATTTTTGATACCTGGATCTAGAATGCAATCTTCAATTTTATTGGGTCGATACTTCTCAACCCAAAGAAATTCATTACGAATCATATTCAATCTTTTTCAGAGTAAAAGAACCATCTTTGGTGTCTGACCATTCTAACACATCACCCTCAACCCATCCAGTAACTTCTAGAAGATCCTTAGGAAATGTAAGTACACCATCTTCATCTACTTTAAGAGTCCATCTCATCAGGAACGATATTCAGAATCAGGTTCAAGTGCAATATAATACTTGAGATCAAGCTCAGTATTAGTAAACTTAGAAAGACCTTGCTTTGAAATTTCTACATTGTAAGTACCAGGAATGATGCGGATGTTCTCAACCTTAAAGTTGAAAGTAAACTCATTCTCAGTGTCACCTACAGGAATAGAATATTCATTGGAGGTATCATTCTTTTTATCACGTACCTTCAGATAGATCTTATCAGACTCACCAACGACAGACAAATCGGGAAGTTGATATACAGCAGATGCTTTCAGAAGTTTGGAAAGTTCAGAAGAATCAACTTTGAATGAGACCTCAGTAGAAGGCAGACTGAGTGCTCGATCAGGTGGTTGTACAATAACTGCAGGGTCGGAGAAGAAGTACTTCACGCGACTAGAAGAACCGTCTTTAATATAAACGAAAGAATCGTTGGTGAAATCAAGGACAGGATTGTCATGCAGAGTCAGACCAACAAGGAACTGACTGAGATCGTAAATACCAAAGTCTTTAGGAAAATCCTCGGGCACAGTTGCCTCAGCAAGGATGTTCTTCATCAGACTGATTGTACGCAGTTTATCTCCACTCTTGATAAAGATAGACTGGTTGATGGACGAGAAGTTTTTAAGGACAGAAAGTGTTTTCTCAGAAAGTTTCATAGGTTCCCTTAGTTTCATTATGAAGACCAGCAAAATGGTAGAGGAGGACGCAGTAGTGGATTGCCTTTAGGATATCCATCTTAGACTTGCCTCCTTTCTTGCCGAAGCGAGACAAGTATTTGATTGCATTAGAGCGGCAGAATGGTTCTGCATCACCAATACTTTCAATCAAATCCAGCGTCTGAGTTTTAGAGTCTGGAGAAGTGTAGTGTTGACGATATGTTCCCGAGAGATACTCTCGGATCTCTTTCATAGTCAAATCTTCTTGGTACTTCCAAAATCCATTAGTTGTAAGTGGGTCAAGATTAAGTTCAATTTCGTTGATGTTTTCGTCCATGTTCATTTCATCGTGTAAGAGTGCCCAAGCATTAGTCATAGTATCAGATTTGCTCCTGAATGTCAACGTCAGCGTCTACCTTGTCGTACAGTTCCATAAAAGATTGCTTAGTTTCAAGATCAAAGCGATTGAGACAGATTTGAATTGCCTTCACCTTGTCACCGAAAATGCTGTAGGCACGGATAATGTGGACCAGGCGACGAGTGGAGATAACCTCATCAACACCACCATCATAGAAAGTCTTGCGAATGATGTCTGCCCAGTCACAAAGGTGCAGCATGAACTTGTCATCAGAGACGCCAAGAGTCTCAGCAACCTTCATAAGAATCTTAGATTCGATAGTGGCAGTAGGATACTCCTGCTCAAAAGTGACACAGAAACGCTCAAGGAATGCTTCATTAAGAACGTTGGTGCCGATGAAGCGACCATCATCGCTACCCTTGCCCTTGGTGTTGGCAGTAGCGATGACGTTGAAACCAGCAGCAGGTTGTACGTACCTACCAATCTTCTTTAGGAATACACCCTTACCCTCAAGAATAGATTGGAGACACAGGATCTTGTTAGAGGCAAGATCAACCTCATCTAGAAGAAGTACAGCTCCACGTTCCAGAGCTTCGATGACTGGACCATTATGCCAAACAGTGTTGCCGTCAACCAAACGGAACCCACCAATAAGATCATCCTCGTCGGTTTCAATTGTAATGTTTACGCGAATCAACTCCCTATTTAGTTGAGCACATGCTTGTTCGATACCAAAGGTCTTACCGTTACCAGAGAGACCAGTGATAAAAGTCGGATAAAAGATGCGAGACTGAATGATCTTCTTCACATCTTTGAAGTTACCGAACTGTACAAAGGTATCATCTTTGACAGGGATCAAACTTTGCTTCTCAGAAAGTGCAGGAGTTGTAGAAATACTTTGTTCCAGTTCCTGAATAGTCAGATCCCACTTGCCACGACCAACCTTGAACTGCTCAAGGTGACGAGTAACAGTAGGATAAGAAACATTATTCATAGCACAATAACCTTTGATGTCACCAGTAGAAACGCTGGTGCCATAAAGGTCACGGATGGTGCTGATCAGTTGTTCGTTAGAC